GGACTTTGGTTTTGGCGATGCGAACATCGTTCCATGATGGGGCGCTTTTGGTCATAGTGATGATTTTGTGATTCTGAATCTCTTGGAAGGTCGGCAATCTCAGCCAAACCCCTCCCTCCTCCCCGGAAAAGAGAGAACGAGGGGAACCCTGACAGTCTTGTTTATCCTCGATCTGTCACGGCACTCGCCGCTCCCATCGAGTCCCCCGTGTTTTCCGCTACGGGGAGCACTGGCTTCTCACGGCCTGCATGTCCAGCGGTGCTAGCGTCTCCGCTTCGCTGGCCTCTTTTGCTGAGTAGGCCGAGAATCAGGACACGAAAAAGCCCGGACTGAGGGTGGGGTTCAGTTCCGGGCTTATGCTTCGAGCTGTTCTGAATTGCTTCAGTCCCACCCGAAGCGGGCTCTTGCGAGCCGCCCGACTCTCTCACCTCTCCGAGATTCGTCAATTTTATTTTGTTGCGATTTTCGGCTTGGCAATGATATATGATCATCATGGCCGCTTCCCTCTTACGTTCCATTACCGCAACCGCGTCTTACGTCGCTCTCGAAGATGTTCGATGCAGCGCCGTGACCATCCTCAACAAGACCGGCGCGACTCTCTCTGTTGAGATGACGAACGACTCTGGCAGCGGCAAAGAGATCGTTCTCGCGGACGGCCTTTCTGTTGTCATCCAAGTCGTCGGCAACGCGAAGGAAGTCCGCATTAAATCCGCGTCCGGCACAACCGGCGTTTACCTCGTCATTGACTCATGAGCCTCAATCTTCGCAACGCACTATCAAACGCATTCGTCGGGGGCGGCGGTGGTGGGGCAACGCTGGCCGCGAACACCTTCACGGGCGCGCAGGCCATTAGCGCCAATGGGGCAGCGTCCACGCCTCCGCTCTCACTTACTGGCACGATCTTCACTGGTGGCACAGCGACGACCACGAAGCCGCAACTCCTCATTGAGCCATCCGGCACAACAAGCACAGGATGGAGCACGGGGGGCACGGGGCTAGGTGTTAATCTCCCAGCTTTCGCAGCCTTCACAAATTCGGCGTCTCTTGCCTCGACCACGATGCTCGCAGATTGGCAAGAGGCGGGCGTGCGCCAATTAGCCGTCACTCAATCAACTTTCGGCGGCATTTCAAACGCCCCAACACTGCTTGGAGGTGGTGGAAACTTCCCCGTCTGTCTATCGTTGGTTGGTGGTAATGGGCTTGCCTACTTTCGCCGAATTGATGACGGATGGCTCATGGGAATGGGGTCTGGGTTTATGGCGGTGCCATCAGGTGCAAGGATTGGGTTTTCCGACCAAGCCACTGGTTCCAATGTTCCGACTAGCACAGGTTCGGTTGATGCCTTCTTTGCCCGCTCTGCCGCCGCTAGTATCCAGATGGGGTCCAACCACGCCACTACGGCCACAAACCAGACCTTCAAAGCGCACGATGTCACAACAGGAGCTGGCGCTGATTTATTTCTCCAAGGCGGTGAGGGATCAGCAAACGACGGCTACGTTAAAATTGGCACTGCAAAAGGCGGCTTGGCTTTTTTTGGTGCTGCTGGGTCTCCCCTTATTTCGGGAAGCACCAACACAAATATATCATCCGGCGGCGCGGGTAGCGCACTGCTTGACGACACCCAGTCGGACGGTGGACTTGGTGGTGGTGCTTACACCTTCGGCGGATTGGTGGCAGTCCTCAAAAGCTACGGAATCATCGGATAAACAGCACACATAACATGAACATCACACTCCCACCTCTCGACGCCGAACAAACTGTGGCCCTCACGCAACTTGCGTCCAAGCTTGACACACCTGAACTATGGGCGTCCACGGTTCTTATCGGGCTGATCAACGAGCAAGTCCTCCGCAACATCAACGCCAAAGGCGCGCAACTTCTCGAAGCAGCCAAACAGCTACCCAAGGAAAAGCGTCTCGACTTCACCACCCAGGCTGAGACCCTACTCCACACCATCGCCAAGCAAGCATGAAACCCGACGACCTCAAAGCCATCCTCGCCCTTGTCGATCACTCCGCCGCGCAGGCCGTCCGCAACGACACCATCGGCTTTCAGCTCGCCAAGGCCGAGATAGATCGCAGGCTTCAGGCACACGTCACCCCACCGCCCGCTGCAACAAACCAAGATGTCACAGCATGAGCTGTAAAAGACTCATTCGATACCGCATTGAAAACATGACTCCGGTTCAGGAGGAGTGCGTCAAGTGGGCGGTGCATGAGTGGCGTAAAGATTTAAAAGGAGCGATTGAGTTCACCGAGGACTACCGGGCTGACTGGCAGTTCAGCTTTTCACAACACCCGAACTTCCCGGACAAGATCGCCCGGTGCGACCATATCTCCGACACCGTGAAGGGCATCACCTTCGACCCTCGCGAACGGTGGGCGACAGGTTGGTTTTGGCGTGCGCTTGGACGCTCCTGTTTGAGGGCTTATACTCTCCACGAGATTGGTCACGCCCTCGGACTGCGGCACTCTAAAGACCCGAACAGCATCATGTTCTCGAAGCCCCGCCGACCCGTCATCGACCTCACCAGCCAAGACTCCGTCCTCAAACTACTCGCATGAACCCAGCGCACCACGCCTACGAGACCATCTCCTTACTCGCCGCCGCAATAGCCACCTCAGGAGCTGCCGCCGCGATAGCCCATCCATCAGGCGAACTCCTAACCTCAGCAGTTCTCTGGTCCCTCCTCCCGCTCATCGGTGCAATCCTGATCTCATGCATGTCTTTCCTGCTTGGTTCAGTTGACGAACCAAGGAAACGAGTCTTTGGTAGAGCCTTGGGTGCTATTTTGTTTGGTGTTGCGGGTCCGAGGTTTTTGTTGTATTATAAGCCGGACTTAGCGAATATGGTGGACGATCCGATTTTGGTGATCGCGGCTGGTGCAAGTTTTGGTTTGGTTGGTTACGCGGTGATTGCTACGGTGATTAACTGGGTGATGATTAAAGCTCCGGGGAAGTTGGAAAACAAGTTGAACAATCTCATTTATGAAAACTCAAATAACGATGTTGACGATAATCGTCATGCTAAGTAGCTGCGCGGGGACTTCGGTCACTGTGCCGTATAAAGGTGTTGATTACACGCTTTCGATGAAGACGTCTGGAAAGGGTGTGGTTGACACAGATCCGAACGACGTAACAGTGGTTACGCCTCCTGACGCTTCACCCTCGTTCACCGAGGTGATTCTGAAAACTCTTACTGATGTGTTCAAATGACTACAGGACTTAAACTTTACAACCACGCTTTGGAAGACTTTGGGCTTTCTGAGATTTCAGGGCCTGGGTCAAATGCTCGTATCAAGAAAGCTATCACTTTGGCTGCTGACTGGCTGAACAAAGACGATAGCAAAACCGCTTGGTGCGGTTGTATGATGGGCTTGTGGTTCACGGAGCTAGGGCTTAAACCTGTTAAAGAGTTTTACCGAGCTAACAATTGGAAGACCGTTGGTAAGAAAGTCTTGCTGTCTGAAGCCAAACAAGGTGACATTGTTATCATGGACCGTGAAGGAGGTAAACATGTGGCGTTGTTTAGTAAACTTGACAAAGGTTTGGTTTATCTCCTGGGTGGTAACCAGCGCAATCAGGTTAATGTATCGGCTTTTAACCAAGGGTTTGTAGAAGAAGTTAGGAGGATTGACTAATGGACTTAGGCATGGCACAAATTCCGGCACAGCCGATGCATCAGCAGACTTTGAACGGGTTGGCTTATCAGCTGGCTATGGGTCAAGGTCCGTATTATGATAAGAACTACTTGGCTTCACAAAATGCAGCTCATGCGACGACTCAACAATATGGTGGTGATTATTCACAACTTGCAATGGGTTTGTTGGATATGCTGTTGAAGGGTGGTCATGGTGCTACGACTTCTATGCGAGACTACGGTGTTGGACAGCAAATGCAACAGATGATGGAGCCTGAGATTCCTTATAGCAAGCCTATTGGTATACCTTTCCCAGAATATCTCAATCCAGAATCACGACAGACTTTTGGTCCCATCATGCAGCCTACCCCAGGATTACACATTCCATCGCCACAATACGGAAATTATCGTTAATGGAAACACCACTTGACATAGCCCAGCTCGCTAAACTGCGCAGGTTAAAAGCCTTGCGCCGTGAGTCAGGGCTATGTGGTTATGAGCCACACAGAAAACAAGAGCTGTTTCATTCGGCCGCCTGGGCTGATTTCCGGTATCTTCGCACAGGTAACCGCTTTGGTAAATCTACCGCAGGTGCTTGTGAAGATGTGGCTTTTGCCTTAGGTGAACGTCTTTGGATTCCGCAAGGTGATGCACGCCGTCGTCTGGGCATCCCGCAACGTAGCACCAAAGGGCTTATCATCGTGGCCGATTGGGATAAAGCACGAGAGATTTATACTTCGATGGAAGAAGGTGAGTCTCAAGGTAAGATCTTCCAGTTTCTTCCGAAGTCGGCGTTTCATGATATACACAAGAACCAAGCAGGCGAGATCGACTGTATTATGGTTAAGTCTATGTGGGGTGGGATTTCTCATATCTACATCGACACTGTTCGGTCATTCATGGGGAATCCGATGGGCCAGGAGTCCAGCCACTGGGATTGGATTCACGTTGACGAACCTTGTCCTAAGAACATGTGGGTGGCGAACAGTCGTGGTTTGATCGACAACGATGGTAAAGCCTGGTTCACTTGCACTCCCATTGCCGAACAGTGGATCAATGAACTTTTCATTCCACGTTCTCGCCTTAAAGAAACCTTTGAAGATGGTCATGCCTTTAACAAAGACGAGCTGAAAACCTGGGTGCTCACAGGCTCTACGCACGACAACACGTCGTTAACCCAGACCTCCATCCGTAAGTTCGAAGCCCAACTCACGGATGCTGAAAAAGCCTCTCGTATCGACGGCCGGCCGTTTGGTATGCAAGGTGTAGTCTATTCCATGTTCGAACGCGACCGTCATGTGTATGAAGAACTACCTTACGGTTGGGAAGACTTTGACAAACCGCCGCTTGATTACACCATCCGAGTCGCTTGTGACCCGCATCCGAAGACCCCACACGCGGTTCTTTTTGCTGCCACAGCGCCAACTGGACAAACGTTCTTTTACACAGAATACTTCCAGCACGTTATGATCGACGACCTAGTCGACATCATAATTCAGAAACTAGAAAACCGTAACCCTTTCGTCGTTCTCCTCGACCGCATTGCTTTTAATCAAGACCCCATCACCGGGGCCACCTGGGCCGACTCCTTCTACCGCAAAGGCGTCATGGCTGTGCCAGCGTCTAAAGAACTAACCCACGGTATCGTAGCAGTCCAAAACGCACTGTCCCGCAAAGAAGGTGAGACTCTTCACTTCTGTTCCTCCCTCTCCGAAACCCTGTACGAATTCGACTCATACATCTGGGACCCGAAACGCGAGAACAAACCCAAGGACGCTAACGACCACATGATGGAGTGTCTTTACCGTCTTGTCCTTAATGGCCTATCCTGGGTCGCACCGGAAAAATCCGACTCCTTCCGCGCTGGACCACTTCCAATCACTGGTGACTTAACCTTTGAAACCTCTGACCAGCGCCACTGGTTTGAAAAGAAAGCTGCTTAACATGCCAGACTATCTTCCAACACCTCAAAGTTTTCCAGAAGCACTAGACAGAGGGCTGACCTCAGGTGCAGCTTCTTTTCTGTCTCCCTTCATGGGGCTTGGAAGTTACCTGCCATGTGCCCCAGGAGCTTGGTTCGACCAAGCCAAAGATAAGATTCAAAACATTGGTGACGCAAATCGTGCTAGCCTACGTAGTTATTACGAACCAGGAATCACTGGTTACATGAAAGAAGCAGCAGCAAACTTACCTCACTTTTGGCTAGGTTTGGCTCCTGATACACTTAATCCTTTTACCAAGATTAACGCACCTAGCGCGTTAGCTACAAGGCTGCCGCAAGTAGCCAATGCGGTAACAAACCACGGTGCAACGGCTGCAAATGCTTTATTCCATGGAGCCAGATCCTATTTGGATTCAGAACAACTTAAAGATTTTTTCCTAGGAGCTGGACTTCATCTTGGAGGTGAAGCCCTCGAGTCAACTGTTGGCGGCGTTGCTGGAAATGCACTAGGAGCGTCTGCGCAGCTTGGGCTTGAAGAACTCGAGCAACCACCAGTCAATGACATACTTGAATATCTCTACTCCAAAATGGGAATCTCCAAATGAAAGCATTGAAACTTTTCACCTACTGGCTGTTGCTCGTTACCTTTGCAAAGCTTTTCTCTAACTTCGTCTCATGACCAAAGACCTTCCAACTCGCCTTGCCGAAGAAGAACAAGATTCCGATCTTGCCTCACTCCTCCAGGACTGCCTGCGTGACCTTCGTCACTCACGTTCTCACATGTCTCGTTACTACGAAGACTGGGACTACGCCCTTGAAACCTACCAGCAGATCCGCTATGACGATTCTTCCGATGTCAAGTCTAAGAAGAAACGCGAACCGTCCAAGCAAACCATCCCGCTTTCTTACGCCCAGGTAAACACCTTCGTCACCTACCTCACACTCCTCTACACACAAAACCAGCGCTTCTTCGAATACCAACCCACTGGCACCGAAGACTTCGCCATCCGCGAGGAATGCGAAAAAATCATCGAACGTGAGGTCCGCAACGGATTCGCCACCCCAGTCCTCGTCCAGTTCCTTTTAGACATCGCCCGCTTTAACCTCGGTGTATTCAAGCCTTCCTGGGTCGTCCGCACCACAACCATCACACCAGACTCTTCCTCCCTTTCCTTCTCAACCCTCTTTTCCGACACCGCAGGGCTCCAGTTGGTTCAACAAACTAATGAAGAGATTGAGGTTATTGTTAAGGAAGGAACGGTGGTGGATAATGTCAGTCCGTTTAACTTCTTTCCTGATACGAGACTTCCGATGAAACGCTGGCATGAGGGTAGCTTTGCAGCCGATGAGACGACTCATCATGTGCGGGAGGTGAAGCGTATGGAAGGTGTTGTTGGCACGGAATACTTGTCTGCTTATGATGTGGCAAAGTGGTCTGCTAAAGGTGCTCCGAGGTTGGAGGGTTTGGATACTAAGTCTAAAGACGAAGATGACTTTATGGTCGTTGTGACTGAGATGCAACGGTGGTTGAAGCCAGCGGAGTATGGACTTTCCACTTCTAAGGAAGATGAACTTTGGCTGGTGCGTATTGGTAACGATCAACGTGTGCTGTCTGCTGAGAAGCTAGAAGACGCGAACATGGGGTTTACTTATAAGGTGGCTCAGATGGCTCCGGACCAGCACGCCAAGCTGAGTGACTCGTTGTCTTCGCTCATCGACCGTTTGCAGGAGACTGTTACGTGGTTGATGAACACACGGATTGAGGCTGTTAAGAATAACATTGAGAAACAACTTGTCGTTCACAGTCAGTATGTGGAGCTGGAGGATTTGCAAACCCGCAGTCCGTTCATTCGTATGAAGAAGAACACCCCGTTGATGGGTGGGTTGAGTAACTTTATCCAACAGCTGAAAACCAACGACCCAACTGTCACGCATATTCAGGACGCTGATACACTGATGAAGATGATGTATCAGGTTTCAGGGGTTAATGAGAATTCTATGGGCGGATTCCACGGTGGTCGTAGGTCTGCAACGGAAGCCCGGAACGTCCAAGCTGGTTCTGCGGCTCGAATGAAGCTCATAGGCACGACGATTTATCAGATGGCTATTGGTCCACTGGGAAAACAGCTTCTGATAAACGCACGGCAGTGGATGTCAGATGAGACGTTCTTTAAGATCCTGGGCGAAGACGAAGATACGTATGCCGCCTGGGAACTCTTTCACAAAGACAACTGGTGGGAGCTTATTGGCTCGGAAGACTTCTTTGTCTTTGATGCCACCGCCGCGTCAGAAAAAACCTTTGTAGCCCAGTCGTTACAGGAGCTTGCCATCGCTTTGATGTCTAATCCTGAAGTGCTTATGGCTACAAACATAGACCTAGTAAAAGTCATCGAACGTATCCAAGAGCTACGCGGTGTAACAAACCTCAAACAATTCCAACGTGACCAACCCATTGGACAACCTATCCCAGGACAACCTGGACAAATACCTCCTCCGGCTGGAGGACCACCTCAAATCACCGCTCCACAAACTGTGGCGTGATGAACTCGAACACCAGATTCTCGAAACTACAAACTTGGTTACATCCATAGTCCCTGATTCGATTCAATCCTTTTTTGCCCGAGAGCAAATGATAGGAAGTCTTGGTGAGAAGTTGAAACAATTCGATTCGTTTGGATTCCTCAAACAATCGCTCGAACAGCAGAAACAAACACTAGCAAATAAACAAGACAATGAAAATTAATTGGTTACACACACCTCACTTTGCACCGTTTGATGAGTCATTCGGTGGTGGCTCTGGCATCGAACCTTACGAGGACGATGATGATAAAGACGAAGTGATTGACGGTGATGAGGATGATGAAGACGAGGATGAAGACGACGATTCAGACGATGATTCCGATGATGGCAGCCAAAAGTCCACAGCGCTTCCTTTCAACCCTGACGCATTTGCAAAAGCTATCACCGATGGCCTTCGCCCTGCGTTTCAACAGCAACAGCCAAGGCTAACACGCGAGGAAATCGAGCGTCAGCTTGGCAAACCGAATCCGACGGTGGAACTTATTCAGATGATTCGTGACCCAGAGACTCCGCCTGAAAAGGCGCTTGCCGCTCTGTCGTCACTGATGAACTCTCAGAATGAGTATCTGCTTAAAGCCAGTGGAATGGCTATCGACGGTCGTGTCCAGGAGCTTGATCCCCATATCAAAGCTCTCCAACAGCACCAGCGCACTCAGCAACAGAAAGAGTTCACTGCGTCTGTGGTCCAAAAATTCCCTGCGCTTAAAGGCAAAGGCCCTGCAGTTTCGCAAGCTATTCAACTGCTTGCCAACCAGGGTTACAAGATGAATTCCATCTCAGCCGCCAAGCGTGACGTTGCTCAAGTAGCCTCAAAGCTCATTAAGCAATATGACACAAGTTTCTCACTGAAGCCTAAAAAGCAACAGTCTACATCTTTCCTTCGTCCCGGTTCAGGTGGCGGGCGAGGCAGTTCAGGAGGCAAGCGCGCTTCTGTAATTGATTCCATCTTCAAGGTTCAGTAATCACAAACACAAAACAACATTATGGCTATCTTTGGTCTACACACATCTGGAACTCACGCCAGTTATATCAGTGAGAAAACTCGCCGCAAGGTGCTTTATCAATACCCGCAAGGCCCAGCTCCGCTGACTTATCTCTTGTCTCTTCTCCCCGACGAAGAAACGGATAAGACAGAGTTCGGCTGGTGGGAAGAGCGCGATACGGTTATCAAAACCGTCACCGCTCAGATCGCTGCGGCGGGTCCGTTCTACACAGGAACTGGCACCACAGCGCTCACCGATGGTGATCCAATGACCGCTAACTCGGAATACGGTGTTAAAGTCACTGACTACACACTCTTCCGCGTCCAAGACGTTATCTGGATTCGCAACGTGCCTAACGCTGCGGCTTCTGCCACGTTCCAAATCCGCGCAGTCGTCACCGCAGTCACCCAGATCTCCAACGACGTTGGTCGCTTGACCTTCCGTCCGATCGAAACTGTTGCTGACGTCGGTAACGGCACCGATGCTAACGGACTGTCCGTCTACTTCACGTCTTCCGCAGCCGCTGAAGGCACCAAGTCCAAAGTTGGTTCTTACTCGTTCCCAATCGAGGTTACCAACTACACCCAGATCCATAAGCACGGTATCATCATCACCCGCTCTGCACTCAAGCAAGGCGTGCGTTATGACTCGTCTGGCATCTGGCAGGACAAGCTGAAGAAAACCGGACTACGTCACATGAAGGGACTGGAAATGGCCACACTTCGTGGTGTTCGCGCAACCCGCAACACGACCAACGAAGATGGCGACACAGTTCCAGAACGTCTCACCGGCGGTCTTGAATACTACCTCCGTCAGTGGGAACTCGGCACAACCGGCAACGGTGCTATCGTGACCTACCGCCCAGGAGGCTCCGACATCACGGCATCCGCTTGGTCCGCAGACGATGACAAACGCATCATCGACCTCGGCACCACGCTTACCATCGACCAGTTCGACACACTCATTGAACGTGCCTTCCGCTACACCTCGGACACGTCCTTCGAGAAACTCGTCCTTTGCGGTTCTGGATTCCTTAAAGCCATCCAGTCTTACTGCAAACTCCAGTCCATCGTCATGCGCGAGCTCAATCCGAAAACCGACACCTTCGGTCTTCAGATGTATCGGCTCTCTACCATCTACGGCGACTTGGTCTTCAAAGCTCATCCTTTGCTGTCCCAAGACACCACGTTCCGCAACGACGCCTACATCCTGGACGTCGGCTGCTTCAAATGGCGTCCGCTCACCGACTCCGACACGGAGTTCCTTGAAGGACGTCAGGACAACGACTACGACGGTCGTAAAGACACTTGGCTCACAGAAGGCGGTTATGAAATTAACTTCCCTGAGAACCACATGTATATCAAAAACCTCACCGGAATCACCGCATAACCTACCATGGCTGCTCTAGCATCCTCTGCGGTCACTGTCCTCTCGGCGACTAATCTAGTCGCCTTGGGGGCACCCCGCCTTACAACCAAGCGCCTTACTCTTGTCCTCACCGGCCAAGGTGGCGCTTCCAACACTATCGGAGCCACAGCTCTGGGTTTTACTTCCTTCACTGGTTGCACTAACGCAATCACTTCTGATGACGGATTTATCCACCCAGCTGCCGTATCCTACGATGGTTCGAAAATCCTCCTCATTGATGTTTCAAAGAACGAGGTCAACACTGCAACCCGTGACGTTCCATTGGACATCACTGGTCTCACAATCCGCATCACAGTCACCGGCTATACAGCCTAACACCCCCACACCCATATGCCTAAAAACCTAATGTCGTCATACGACTCCATGCCTCCAAAAGGCAAACACGTCTCCGCAACCAAAATGCTGAACACCACAGCGCGCGAGACAAACCAAACTGGAACAAACGTCCTCAAGCGTTTCACCTCCAAGTCCCCAGCAGTTGGTCCCCTTGGAGTCAAGGGTCACGCATAAACTGTTGGTTTAAGTAACTAACCGAGAGATAATCAATATGACTGTAGCAGAAATTCAAGGTGTTGTTGCGATGTATTTACAACGTGAGGTGGCGCGGTTCAACGTAAGTGGAACTGGTGCTAACTTGCTGTTGGTGGCTATGAATAATGCCAGAAAATATGCAGAGCGGAAGCATAATTGGTCTGTGTGCAGGAAGAAGGGTTATCTCTCGGTAACTACTGCCAATGAGGTTGCGTGGGATAGTCCTACGTGGTTTGGCGGTGGGACGGACAAGATGAGAGAAGGAAAGCATTGGTGGTTGCGTGGTGATACCACTGATACTACGAATAAGTTTTCGACGACAGATAGTCCGATAAAGATCTTGGGTCACGGTGTGAAGCATGTTGTTGAGACGAAACAAGATTATGAGTCCTGGGGCGAAGAGTTCTCGGAGATGCGGCAGTTGAGGCAAGACTCTAACTGGCACCCGATGTTGAACCAGCCTCATGGATTGGTAAGGGGTAAGTGGTTAGAGTTGTATCCACGGCCCACGGCTACACAGCTTTTGGTTGTAGATGGATATGCTTGGTGGCCTATGTGGACCGGGGTTGATTCTATTGGAACGACTGTTTGGTCGTTTACTAATGTGACAGACATTGATTTGACTGATGCCACAGTGGATGCGGTAGAAGTTTTACTGAGCGGTCCTACACCTAATGGAGTTGTGTTGATTCGTGGATCAAATCCGAACCCTGAGAGTTTTCTTTCTGGGAGCCAGAACTATGCTAATGTAATTATCACTACGTGGACTTTAGCGAATATTGTAGCTGCGCTTGATAAGTATTTGTATCTTGGCTCGGTGAGTTCTGCTGGTTCTGTAGTGACTATTGCTTTAGAGACTTCTGGTTACACTATGGAAATCAGAACTAAAGATTCCTCTAATGTGCAAATTGATACATTCTCTCCGACAGGTACAGAAACAAGCGCTACCACAGACTGGTGGACTGAGAATGCAGAAGAGTATTTGATTCTGCGGACGCTGGTTGAGTGTAACCGCCTTGGGCATGTGTTCGTGGGGAATAAGGAAGGTAATCTTCCGAGCCCTGAGAAACAAGCTGAGCAACTTCTTCAAGATTTGATACTCCAGGATAGTGCTGGAGAACTGGCTGGTGGACAAATTGAACTTTACTAAACAAACAACATGGCTGATTATTATATTTCGACAGACGACGGACGGGTGCATCATATCAGTGCTGTGACAGCGACACCTACCATTGTGGTAAACGATGGTGTTGCGACTACGGTGTTTGATGGTGTGTATCGTGATGTGTTTCCGTATCCGAATACTGGAGCGAACGTTTCAACGACGTTTGCCTTTGGTCCTGGTTGGGTAGGTGTGCCAGAGTGGGGAGGTGCGGCGTGGGATTATCCAAATGCGACCGTTGAAGATGATGTTGTGGCCCACACGGCTCCACGGTATCTGGAAGTCAAGAAGTCCTTTTGGAAGTTCGTCACAGCTGATGGTGCTTACTTCTTCCCGATTGAACGTGTGGTTGGTATGTCAAACACTGCTCCGACTTATTAAACTATGGCAGCGACTTTTCAAACAGTAGCTACGGCTAACCCTGCTGAAAGTGCTTTTGTGCTTACGGTGGATGATAATTTGATTACGCCTGCGACATTGCCTGTAGTTGGCACGACGTATGCAAATTGGCTTTTAGGACAGCGTGAGCGCACTGTGGACACCGAATGGAACGATTATGTCTTTACGGAGACTCTCGATGCAGCTCCTGGTAGACGTGCGTTTTTGTTTGGTAAATCGCATGGAGCGGCTACAGTTGATGTGCCATATGAGACCGTGTGGGACAATGAAGATCACCAATGGCCCAAAGTTGTGACACAGCAGTTAAAAGTGTTGGCGTTTTATATGTCGAGTCCTGGATCGAATAGTAGCGTGCTGAGCAAGTTCTTTATCAAAAGTGACTATGCCGGCAGCAGTCTTATCAAGATTGAAAGGTTTCAAAACGCGTTTCCTTGGGATGTTAACAAGCTACGTCATCCTGTGCCTATCACTGATGACTTGGACATCTCACAGAGTGTATATGACGATGAAGCTATAGGATTGAAAACTGTTTGCATGGTGAAATTCGAATGCTGTCAAGAGCTGATAGTAATGGATATGCTTGGAAAAACGTAGAATCGCCGGACGGAGGTTTGGGTTTTACTATTCCCGCAACCAACTTTACGGATTGGGCGCCGTATGTAAAACGCGACACGCAAAGGCGGTCCAATGGTCTGTGGGTTCGCGAAAAGGTAACAGTGTTTCCTCCAATTAACGCTAAAAGAAAGTTGATCTAAAAATATGCAAGACAAAACACAACAAGCTATGATGGCGTTGAAGCTGCTAGAGATGCTTCGCGGTCCACAGCAGCAACAACAGGAACTTGGAATGCGCCAGCAGGCTCAGGCTATGCAACAGCAAGAGCTAGCTATGCAACAGCAGATGATGCAACAGCGCGCACAGCAAGAACAACAACGTCAACAGCAGATGCAGCAGATGGGTGTGCTGGAGGCTTTGACCAGCATCTCTCGTGATCCCATGACCGGAGGTGCTGATCCACACATGGTTCTTGAGTATCTCAGGTCTATCGGTGTGCAAGTTCCACAGGCTCCACCTCAGGCTATGACACCAGAACAACAGTTTCGTCAACTTCCACTTCCACAACGATAACAATCAAATTCTACTATTATGGGTGAATACACAGATAAATTAATTTCAGGAGCTTATTCTAATAAAGTTCCATATCGTCCTGCGGCTCCTATGAGTCCCACAGGCCGTGTTACCAATCCCAAAGCCAAGAAACTAGGCAAAGGTAAGACAGCTAAGTCAAAGAAACGTCGTATGCGTGAGGCGCAAATGCAAATGCAACAGCCTCAGATGACTTTTGCTGAACAACAGCAACTTCAAAACGATCAGTTTAAGTTTTTGCAAGATAACATCTTTGGCCGCACTGGTGCTACACGGCGTACCATCGGTGGTCAGCTTGAACAAGACGTTCCTCAGGGTATGGATTTCTTCAAGAACACTGGACCTGATCGTCAGTCGGTGAAGGATCGTCAGGCAAGGCTTGATTCCACCAGGCTTAATCAACCTGGAGTTTGGAACCAAGCTCAGCAAGCGGTGAACGACGCCAAACGCGCTCAAGGTTGGAGTGATCCTAACACGCCACCAGCTCCGCCTCCTGGACCTTCTATGGATCAAATGCTTCGCCGAGACAATGGTGCTGTGGGTTACTTCAACGACCCCGCGTATAATAGTATCAATCCACGAACGGGCCTAGTCACTAACGACGGGCCTTTTAATCTATCCCGTGATACACCATACGGCCCAGCTCGTTCTTACTTTGAAGGTTCTAAAGGTAACATCTCAAAAGAACCAGCAAACGGCCCAGCTGTAAACCCTGGCCCTATTTCCAATCTTTTCCAAGGAGGTTTTCAAAATTACAACCAAGCAGTGAACGATGCTTTGCAAAAAACTGCACCGCAGAATACAGTGCCGTATCGCCCAGCCGGTGATACACAAGCAGTGTTTACTCCACAAACTGGCATGACCCCACCTAGCCCTATGAACGAAGCACCAGCTATGGTAAACCCAGCTGTGATCTTTGGTGCTCCAAATATCACCTGGGGTGACATCGTTCCACAAGGCCCTAGCAAACCTTTGTTTGATTTGTTCGACACGAACCCGCAGACTGGTAACGAACAAATAGCTTGGCAACGGTTGTTTGATACATTCACACCAAAGCCACAGCCACAAGACGCTAAACGTCCATTCTATCCTCAAGGCTTCTAATCTTCTCCCATGACCATCTCAGAACTATCTACGCTATTCGAAAACGCCAAGACGACCCAACCGTGGGCTCGTGATATGTCGTTTGAGGACTTTGCCGCCGTGGGTGCTCGCGCTACGGGTTCACCAGAACTCCAGCGTATCTCCCAAGCTGGGCCGATCGAAAACACCGTTCGTGGCTGGAACCAAGGGTTGACAGAGTTTGTCAATGCAACACCAGTCGATGAGTTCTTGGGTGAAGCAACGGCGCGTGCTGGTGGGTTGTTTGGACTAGATCGTGATAAGTCATATGCCGTTGGTAAGTCACTACCACGGCAAGTGTTGAACTTAGCACCAATGTTGATTCCTGGACCAGGGTGGTTAGCCACGGCTGGCATGGTTGGCGGCGCTGGACTATCCGCAGTTGACACGTATGACCAGACAGGTTCCACGTGGCAAGCGGGTATCTCTGCAATCGCACCGGCTGCAGTTTCCAAAGCTATGTCAGCAGGCGGTAATATGGTTCTAAACGCTGCTGCGAAGTCTCCTGCGTTTCAGAAGTTAGGAGTTACTGGTGTGACAACACTACCTGCTCGGTTTACCAATCAAACCGTGGGCGGTGGTGTTGCAAGGCTGGGGCATAAGGTTGAAGAAGACATTGTCCAGGGTTTTGCGAATAAAGCTGTTCGCTATGGTGGTGGGCAGGTGGCTGGACAGGCGGCTGGTTTGGCTCTTGACGTCGCTGCCCAGGGAACTGATGCGGTGTTTAACAAGGACTATTTGTTTGCTAACATCGTTGGGAACCTGGCCTTTGCACCGCTTGACGCCGGTGATTTCATCGGCACAAAGGTTGTAGCCAGCCGTGATGTGTTCCCCGATAAAGCGCCGGATGTGAGAAGCCCAGCGGAACAAAGAGCTTTTGACTTTGAGAAAATGATTGCAGCGCTTGATCCAGCTGAACAGGGACGTGCGAAGAAAGCTGCTGGGTTGGACATTGCAAGTCAGCTGATTCAGGAGCGTAGGCTGATGGGGTTGGAAGATAAGTTTGAGGCGGATAGAGCCGCGTTGAAGGATGGGTTTGCGGCGGAGTGGGCTGCACTGAAAGCTGCTAATCCTAACCTTCCAGAACTTAAAGCTGCGTTTACTGCACCTGCGGCTGTGTCGTTTGAGCTGTTCCCTGAGGCGAATTTGAAGTTGAATGACTACAAAGAAAAGCTCAAAGAACTTGATGGTGAGGAGAAAGCTGCTTGGGCTCAAGCCATGATGCGGCCTAATCTTGAAAGTTTGCAAGGTGTGGCGATGGATGAACTACGTCTTCCTGAGACACTGTTAAACAAACCTGTGGAACAAAGAACGCTGAAAGACTACCAGGATGTATTGACTGGCAAAATTCGTGACAGTGGAATTAAGGCGCTTTATTCGATTCATAAGATAGCGGCTGGTCAGGATGTTGAAGTTGCAGCTTACCCCATTATGCTTGAGGTTAAGAAACTTCTTGCTGGACTACCTACAAAGCTTGCTGAAGACAGAAGCTTTGTCGCTATGGCGCTTTGGGCTACTGGAAAAAAACCTAGGGCTGAGAAAGTTGTTGAGGCTAAGGTGAAGACCCGTGTCAACGAAGGTGCAACTGTGAAGGAAGCGATGTCGAAGGAAACAAAGACAGACGTTAAGAAAGTCGTTCGTGCTAAACGTGGAGCAGACAAAAAGAAACGTAAAGTAAACGAGAAAGTCACCAAACGTGTAGAAACCATCGAACAAGAAGCGATGGCTGCTGGGCTTGCTGTGGACAATGGTAAAGCTACACCAGACCAGAAAATACTCGTCGATGCTTATCGCTATGCCAGTGAACAATCTGGTGGTGATGCTGCCAGCCTCCGTGCTATGCTTAGCTCATTAGGCAAAATCTGGTCCTCTGGCATGTCTGCTGAAGACAAACTCAAGTCTTTCAAGTCTTCCGTCAACACCATCAAAACAAACATTGAAGGTAAAACCAAAGAAGTCGTTGGTTTACTAAACGAAACCATGACCGAGGCAGATGTCCAGGAAGATCGGTTAGAAGTGGATGACGATGGGGAAGTTGTCGTTGATGAGATTCTTGATGAAGAATCTGCGAAAGAAGCTGAGGATGCAACAGCTGTTGCACAGGATCGTGCGATTGAGAAAGAGATGTTGCGGATTGTGATGGACTTTAAAGACGTCGGTATCGAGCAAGCTCGTGAGATGCTGAATGCGCTTTCACCTACAATGACTCAGGCGCTTTGGAAAACGGCTGAAGAGAACCTGAAGATCAAGTCAGCTAGAAATTCTAATGAACTGGTTCCGCAAGTTGGGTTGCAGCAGTTGATGACCTTTGACAAGTGGACTGATACTCTTCTTGCCGACCAAGGCTTTGACGCCCGTGAGGTCACACAGCTGAAGGAACACTTTGCAAAAGTTGTTGAAATCTTCTACAGTCCAGAAGTCAAGTATGGCTTCTTGGACGAGTTTCCGCTGGAGTCTAAGCTCGCAAAAGGTTACGTTGGTGTCGTTGGTGAAAACGGTGTCCGATGGAGATACGGTGAGTTGAATCAGATGGTTCATGATGACACACCAGATACACGGCCTCGGCTTGGTGAGACAAAGTTTCGCTATCGTGATGATACGCAGACATTGTATAAGTGGGGGCATATTACAGATGTTGAGATGGAAAATGTCAGAGCGAAGCTTGAGAAAGTTGGCAAGACGGTTAAGTTTGTAAAGGTGATTACACAAGGTAACATCGCTGAAGCTCATGGTATTACTACATTCTTCGGGCCTGAGCCTGGGCAAAAGATGAAGTGGGCTCGTGCATCCGCAGGCGGCGGTTTTGACTTTGCGCTTGGAGAAGTGCAAGGTGGAAAGCTGTTGCGCCCAGGTAAAGGTGCTGTGACGTTGGCGAAGGATGGGACTTTGTCTGTGCAGGAGCTGAAAGTCGCTGGCGGACAGTTTGGACCGTTGCAGGATGGCGAGGTGAGCTTTTATAAAGAGCTTGTGCCTGAGGCGTTTGCAGGCGACAGGGTTAATGTGAAGCTGCTGTGGGAGAAGTTGAACACTCTTGGGGAACAAGTGAAGGTTGTGACGTATGGGCAGGAGGGTGGTGATACTCCAGCTAAGGCTGAGTATGATCGCATGACCCATGATTTCTATGATCCTCTGAATTACGACCAAAGCAACGAAATCAGGGCGGGTAGAATTCCTGCTGGCGTGGATCGCGCTTTGGCCGTTCGTTACATTGAGCTTCGTGCTCAAGTGATGAATGAGATCAAGAATCCTCGGGCTAATGGTCCTCGTGCCACCCAGTATTACAACACCATCTCCCCATTCGACACGAAGAAGTTTCCAGTGTTGCGGGTGGATGTGGTGTTGCCAGAAGGCCCGCGAAAAAGCTATGAAGAATCTTTGAAAGAATGGGGTTTGCCTGATACCCCAGGAAACCGCTCACACTATGAGCGCTCGAAGCAGGCTGGAGTTGAGACAAATAAGTCGCTTTGGCAACAAGACAACCTCCATGAAAACCTCCCAAACACACTTGGCTGGGCAATGGTTCAGATCGTCCCGCATCCAGTGACAGGAGAGAAGGTGATGTTTGTGGGGGAAGCGCAGAGTAGGTGGGGGCAAGAGAAAAGAAAGGACGAGAAGGTTGCTGCACATTTACCGTCTGGTAAAACTGTGTTCCCTGTCGCCGATCACCCACTCCTCCCCATCCACCAAAACCTCATCCTCAAAGCTGTCATCAAGGAAGCTCAGAAGCAAGGGATTTCTAAGGTCGCAGTGAGCGATGGGGAAACTGCGATGATGACGGAGGGGCATGACATCGGACATGGCCCAGTGCCTCGTAAAGTTTATGAAGAGCATCCGCCAAAAGACCTTAAAGACTATGATGCTTGGTTTAATCAAAGAGAGAAAGCGCTTAAACTTCAGTATCCAGCAGATCGCTATGAAGTGAGAGTTGAAGACTGGATTGAAGTTTTTGACAAAAAAGATACGCCAGTTTCCCGCCCCTCCCAAGAAGGCGGAATGCGCCTAGCCTACGACACCACCATGCCTTCGATCATGAAGAAGCTGGTTGGGGAAGGAAGTGTGGAGGATTTTGGGGTGCATAAGAATGCCCCGATGGTGAACTCACCAGAGAACAATCCAGAGGTTATTAAACTAGCCGAAGGTTCTTACGTTGTCGACGGGCATCCTGAAGTTTACTCTTCTCGGAGTGAAGCTATCAGAGTGTTCACAGAAAAATATCCAGCTAAAGTAGGCTCCCCTGTTTTCCGCAATCCCGACGGCACACCAAAGTCTACCGTCACCGCACGAGTCTACGACATCACTTCACCATCCGAACGTGTCAACACACTGTTCGCTAGGAAGCCTGTGCCCGGTGGACAGGTCTACGCAGCAGCGGTTGAAGCACGTCGTCAGATCTTCCTAAACCCAAAGGCTCTAGAAGGTCTCTCCCCACTAGACCGCGTTCGAGTCCAAGCATCCCTGCTCGCCCACGAATCATCCCACATCCTAATCGACAAAGCCCGCAACGGCCTCTTTGGACCAGAAGCCCAAGCTATCGTCGGCAACATGGATTTGTGGGCTAGTTCGGCTAATCCACATGAGATTGAGGTTGTAGTGGATACGATGGCGGATGTGTTTTTGGATAAGAGGACAAGGGAGCTACCAGGTGTTGCAGATGTTATTAAGAATCTACGAGATAACTCAGGACGGATGGACAAGGATGAGGTCCTTGCGAATATGTATGGCATTTGGGCGACTGGGTTGCATCAACTCAAGGACCCAGGTAGGTTCTATACGTTCATGCCTAAGGTTGTGCGGGATGTGTTTGACTGGATTTCCGAGAAGCTGCAAGGTGTGGTTAGAGCTGCACAGATGTATGTGCGGTTTGGTGGGGATGGTGAGAAGCTGAAACGTGTGCAGCAGGTCCGTGATGTGTTTGCAGCTGTGAGGAAAGGTGCACGACAGGCGGAGGAAAATCTTGGTGAGTTGAATCAGCTGGCTAATCTTAGTCAAACGGATATCTTTGATCTTGCTGATGCTAAGTTTGCAGCCGGAGTTTATGGCTCGACTGGGAAACTTGGTGCCAGTGTTATGAACAAGATTGACAGTTGGGTGGTTCGCATGGGATCACTGGCTGCAACGCATCAAGGTTTGGAGAAGCCTTTCAGGGCGATGACGGATGCGATGCCGTTGATTAATGATCTTACAGCTCAGGCTTATGCAGGCTTGGGATGGGGAGACTATAGCCACACAGGGTTGAGTGTTAAAAAGAACACAGGACCTGCACGTATTCGTGATAGCGAGTCGTTGAATAAAACGATGAGTAAGGTGAACGTGGAACTTCAGCGTTTGATGGACACGGCGATTGTGAAAAATCCTGATGGCACGGTGGAGTTTGATTTGACGAAGCTGAGTCCAGAACTTCGTGGGGAAGTTATGTCTTATAACCCAGAGGCCCAAAGGATTATGGCGGAGTATGTGATTCGTCGTAGTGAACAGACGATGCCTATTGTTCATGGGACGATCGTCAAAGCTGAGTGGGATAAGCAGACTGACAATTTGCATAAGATACTACTACGCTATGAGTCTATGAAGATGGACTTTAAGTTGGCAGAGACTGTGGCGTATGAAGCTGTGCAGGCTGTGCGTCAGGGGGATTTGGTGAAACTGGCTGAGGTGTTGAGGAAGGTTCCTAGTCCGACTGAAGCTGAACATCTTGGCAAATATGTAACTGCCATGGGAAAAAGGATCAATGATCTTGAGGCTGAGTATAAAAAGAACCCTGCGTTTGGTAGTTTGAGAAGGTTCCAGCCGATTAAACAAAAGTGGACTAAGGGTGCACAAGAATATAACATGCAAGCACGAAATGCGAAAGACGCAGAAGCCCAGGCTGCAAAGCTTGAAGCTGAAGGCTGGACTCCTGGCATCCCTCGCATTGCGGACTATAAGCCTACGGATGAGTGGGTTATGGATAGTGCGTCCAAGAAACGAATGATCGACATGGAGTCTCGGTTGCATGATTCTTTAGAAGCCCTGGGCATCCCATCAGATGTCAAAGAAGAACTGAAGAAGGACATGAACTTCGTTGCTATGCTTGAAGAAGACGCAGCTGGGAAGAGTGTGTTCTCGACGCAGGTGAAACGTAACTTCGCTGAAGGAACGGATAGATTGAACGTGTTGGAGCAGGACTTGACGTTTGTGCACGCGGCGATTTCAGGAGCTATGAAACGGGCGCTTGACGCTAAGGTGGCCGTGGCAATGTTGAATCCTGATTTGGATTCTGTGAAAGATGCAAAGGATGTGTTCCAACAAGGTTATGAGAACTTCAAAAGTTCGAACAACCCATGGCTTGGAAAGCTGTCCAAAGCAAACGCAGCTTGGTTCATCGGGTTGAACCTTCCTGGGCATGTAGCAGAATTGATGCAACCTGTGATGACGCACCTGGCAGAAATGCGGAATATTGGTTTAAGAACTGGGCAGGCGTTGAGTGTGCTAACGTCTTCGACGAAAGATGTAGTGAATTTCTACAAGCGTAACGCTAAGAAGTTTGCTACTGGCCAGACTGTGCATCTCTGGGATGACTGGAAGAACGCGGAGGAACGTGAGATGCTGTTTGAGCTAAAGCATGTTATCAACGCGAATCCGCTAAACTATGCATTTGATGAAATTGGATTTAACCAGCAACAGTTGTTGTCACAGACTGAGCAAGGTAAAAAGAAGTCTCTGGCTGAACTTGTTATGTCACCCGCCACGGCTTATGCCAACTGGTCGTTGAAGTTTTACAACCTGTTCACACGTCACAATGCTATCATGGGTCTCGTTGGTGGGTATCGTGCATATCGCCAAGCTGGCTTTAGCCATGTAGAAGCAAAAGAAAAGGTGCGGTTGTATGAAGTGGTTGTAAACAAATCCGGCGGACGTGCTGATCGCCAAGCTGCACCGTTTAAAGGTAACGCAGTGTTGGGGCATTTGTTCTACGGGTTGCAAGGTTACACGACTGGTTGGTTCAGCCAAGCGTTGACGTATGCTCGTCATGGGTATAACAGCAAAGACTATGCTGGGTTCAAAGACAACCCAGTAGCAGCAAAGAACGCTCGTTCCGCTTTGCATACTATGCTCGGCGCTCAGCTTGCCGCATCTGGTATCATCGGACTACCTTTCGTTGGAGCCTTGATGGCTCTGGCTGAAGACATGTTTGGTGAAGACATTCGTGGTGAGATGTATGAAAACCTGGAAGCGGTTACTGGTGATCCTTTGCTGGCACAGGCTGCTTCACATGGCGTAGCGTCTGCGTTGGCTGATAAACTTGGCATCCCTGCGGATCTTCATGGACGTTTTGCCATTGGTGGTTTTCTAGGGTTTAACGCTTATGATGGTTTCTCACCAGCATCTCTTCTTGGTCCTTCAGCTTCAATGATCAACGGCATGTGGAAAATGGGTAAAAGCTATACAGACGAACACGACGTCCGTAAAGCACTAGCCTCCGGTGGACCAACAGGTATCCGCAACGTGGCTAAAGCACTTGACCAAGAACTCCCTGCATCCGACGACTCCCCGATCGCAACCGCCCTAGGCTTCAAGTCCACTCAAGCCCGTAAAGAAATCGAGTTCGAGCGTATCGCAAAACTACGCAACGAAAAAGCCGCACGAGAAATATCCCATGCGGCTAGGCGTGTCCAGGAAAACCTTGGACGAGGTAGTGCTGTGGTTCAGCAGATCGTAATGACCGAAGCGAAGAAGTTGGTTAGCTCGGATAACCCACAGGAGTTGAAGCAGGTGGTAAGTAAGATAGGGAGTAAAGTAAGACAATATGAGGAGGAGAAAAGATTTCCTCAGGACTTGCGAGAAGTTGGGACAAGTGGGCAGACATCTGATCTATCAAATGTAGCTCGCTCAATGGGAGTTCAGCTTCCACAAAGTCAAGAAGTTGATCGTGAGTTGATGAAATCTCAGTTGTATCAGATGATGGGGATGCCATATAGAAGTAGAGTTATGGACGCGATGAAGCGAGACTTAGCGACACAGCAGGAGCCTTGGCTGATGCGGTGACTTTATCTTTGAACTTAGGAGAGGTGTAGACTACAATGTTCTGACCCGCCACGTTTACGAGTGCTTCGTGAATTTGTGGCGGGTCAGTTCGTGTCAGGTCGGCTAGCATTTTTGTGATTTGCTCACCTGGGGCGTCTTTGATGAAGTGCCCGAGGATTCGTTTGACGGTGACGTAGTGTGGTGCATGCTCGGATTTTTGGTCGATGTAGGCGATGATGCCAGCTAGCGTAGCGGCTTGCGGGTTTCGACCGACTGCGGAGAAGACTGCATTGATGTGAGCTTGCGCTGCGTCGACCATGCGGATGGCGGCTTGTAGTGGTGCTGTGTCAAGGATGAGTTCATTGTGTTCAGAGATTTGGAGAAGCATTGCGACCTTGAGGACTTGGTCCGCTTTGGATTGTAGGAAGTTTGCAATGGCTTGTGTCGGGGCGTTTTGCAAGCCGTAGAAGTTTTCGTTATACCATGAGACGTAGGTGGCCATCCCGGCGTCTGTGAAATTGAATGGACCGTTGAGGTTTTGGATGGTGCGGCCTCGGATGATAAGGGATTCTTTGGCCTCGCGTTGGGCTTCGGTTAGGACTGGACGCGGGACTGGTTTGCCGTTTTTGTTGGCGTAGATGTAGAGGGTGCGTCGGGAAAATCCACCGGAGAGTGCTCCTTGGTTGATCAGATTTGCGGTGAGTTCTGGTGTGATGCAGCCTAACAACGTTATGTAAGGAAAAGGCATCTCGGTCTTGCCGCGTGAGATTGTGGTGGTTTCAAAGTTTGGTGTAGGGTTGTAGATTTCCGTAAGAAGCTGAAGGTAGCCAAGAGGATCACCACCGTGGGAGACTAGGTTGATAAACTCGTCGGAGAGAATTGCAGCTTTGGTGTAGTGACGTGGTAAGTCGTTCCACTTGTAGACCATGTGGTGACGGGACTTGGCGTCTGAGAGGTCTTTGACTAGGGCTTCTTTGGTGATGGAGGATGGTATGATTGGGATTTTCTGGATCGCGGCTAAGATGTCACGTGCGACGTTTTTGGCAGTAGACTTTCTGATACCAGGAGGACCAACGAACATGATGTAGAGGTTGGGCTGGAGGTTATACTTTCCCATGTCGAGCCAGAGGTTCGGACCACAACAGGATGAGAGGACGGATAGGCCGGCCCATGTGTGGAAGTCTGGAGGCGCTTCGTCGCCTGAGGCGTAGGTTTCATAGGAGGAGAGGAAGTTCACAAGACAGCTTCGAGGGTGGGTTTAAGTGGGATAAGGTCGTCAGATAACATTTCAAAACGAACGCGTGCTTGCTTGCCAATAGGCGGGTCGATTTCAAACGCAGCCATTTCTTCATGAGCTAGGCCGGAACCTACATTAAAGGTCCGGCCTTCTTTGGTTTTACAGGTTAGCTGGAAACCACGGTTGCCTTTTTCACCTAGTGTGAGGTTGAAGTCGATGATGGTAAACTCGTCGTCGACCCAGGCTTTGCGCTTGAGCAGATACGGCCAGCGGTTATCTTTGTTGCCACAAAGTTGTTCATGTCCGTATGACTTTGAACCATCGCGGTACATGATGCCTTCGTAGCCTAGCTTGCGGTAGTTGGTATAAGCGAATTCGGCAGACTGTTGTGAGACACGGGTCGTGGGGACTACTTTGACTTTTTTGCAGGAGTGTAGCGTGAGCCGTTGCTGAAGGTCAAACAGGTCTTGTGACCGAAGTTCAAAAGGTCGCATCATGTCGTCGATGTGAAGTATGTCAAAGACATGGTATTCGACTGTGGGTGTAAGCACGTCAGGCGCATTGCGATTTACTGACACTGCGCCGTTGATTTTCTGCAACGACCAACCGTGGACGTATAGTTCTCCATCGAGTATTTGATCTGGGTTTGTGCAGGACAAAAGCTCGTGGACTAGGTGAGATAGAACGTCTGGTTTCCAAAGGTGCTCGTCACGAGATTGGAATATTCCATGATTGTAGATGCCACGCACGCCGTTGAGCTTTGGTTGGATGAATACAGGATAAACGATCTTGTGTTGGTGATCGTTAAACTTGTGGGCTAGCATTGGTTTCATACATCAGGTTTCTTAAATCTCACCCACTGTGAGCGGTTTTGTGATTTACGTGTGTGTGGGATTTCATACTCCGTTGTTTCGATGTTCCAGGTTTTACACCACTCAGACATAGCTAGGGTATCTGTGAATATCTGTTTAACAAACCTCTGGTCGATGTCAACGACGACTTTGTTGTCTTCGTCGCGCTCGGAGGTTTCGTCGTTGGTGTCAAGCGCCGCGATGATACGCAACCGCATTGTTTGTGCTTGGGGTTTGGTGATCATAGAGTCCGGCATAGGTTATAAAGCGTAGCTTCGATGATATTAAACGGCTGATTTCGTCCACCATGTTTTAGCCAGTCGTTGAACTTACAAACAATCTGAGACAAGCGATTTACGTCTTTGTCTTTGGTCTGTTTAAAAACTTTATTATCTGGTTCTTTGTCTGTAACACGTGCAGCAGTCCCAGGTATATAATCAATCCAGTGTGTATTCATTTGGTTAATCAAGGTTAGATTTTTCCGATGCAGGATTCGGGTTTGGTGTGATACCAAGATGGTCCGTATCCGCCTTCGAAGGGGATGGTGATTGTTGTGTTGCCGATGCGGATTGGGTTGGAGAAGTATTGCTTGATCTTTGTTGCAGCCCAGTCGGCAAGGTGAATTGGGAACTGACCACATAAAGCATCGTGCACGGAATGCAAAGGCTGAATGATAAGTCCTCCGGTTTCATCGCGGTTTTCCGGGTCGCGCCACAGTTTTGACATTGCAAGGTTCGTAGCATAAGTGGTGTTGATCTGAGGCTCTTGGGCATAGCCGAGGCGGTAGGTTGCAGGGTCACGTGGTCGTCCGAAGAAGGTTCGAGTGTGACCGCTGGAGGAAGAAAGCGTTGATGTTGCATCGAGTTGGCGTTCTACTTTCTTTTGCCATTGACGGACGCCAGGATACCGGAGGAAGTAATATTTTTGAAGTCGGTCGCAGAGCTTTGGTGGAACCCAGACTATGCGGTGGTCGTCGGATTTCTTGAAGGATTTTTCAAGGATGTTCTCGGACATTTTGTTGGGCTTCATGCCGTAGTTGGAACCGTGCTGGACAGCTTTGGACGCGGCGTAGGTTTCTTCGGCGATGGGGTGGGTTTTGATGAAAGAAGCTAAGGATGCTCTGTCGAGAGTGTTGATGTACTCTCCGTGTTCAGACATGGCGGCAATGATTTTTGCTGGCTTAAGTCCGTAATAGTAATCGTCAAGCATCGTGGGGTCCCCGCATTCTGCACAATGGACAGCGACAGTCCAGCCGTCTGCACCCTAAGGTCGCATTGGAAGAAGTAGTATCCTGGGTCAGGGAGATAAAACTTCCTATTGCTTTCCATGATAGTTTGGAGATTAGTGCCGCTGCCAGTGTTGGATTCTTGGCATGAGAGACGCCCAGTTTCAGTGCCGACAAGGTTGTAGCGACACCGTGCACGCCCATCAGGGTCAAGGTCAATTTCGAGTTGCTTTCTTGCGCCTTCCAGTTTCTTCCAGAGGAGAGCAGTGAGAAGGAACGGGGGTGCGCTGTCTCCGTATTTGACGATGAGCTTGAGCATTGCGTCGGCGTTTGCTGTTTCTCTGGTGGTGTTTCGTCCGTGTTCTTTGGCATATTGTGGAGGTAGGCCAAGGTCGCGATAAAGCGTTTGGCACATTTGTTTAGGTGAGTTTATGTTGACAGGGTGGCCAGCGTGGAGATCGGCGGCAGCTTGGAATTCTGCCATTTGGGACAGGAGGTTTGCACGTCGTTCGTCTGAGGCTTTCTTGTCGTAGAGGATACCTTTGAGCATCATGAACTCTAGAGCTGGGAGCAAGGACACGTTGAAGTTGAAGTGCTCGCGCTGGGAGTCGTTGAAGAGTGCTTGGTGCTTTAGGGCGATTTCGAGTGTGACCGCTGCGTCTTTGCAACAGTATTGATAGTGGGTGAGGTCGTCGGAGATCTTGCGGTCGGACTTGTAGTATGGTTCTTCGGTGTAAAGGGAGGCGAGGGTGCCTAGACCTTTGGGAAGTTCTGGGTAGATTTCCCAGCCGGATAGCATGGTGTCCCAAGCGATGTTGCGGATGGGAAGTTTCCAGTGCCAGGCTAGGACGAAGAAGTCGTATAGTCCGTTTTGAAGAACCTTGGGGTATGCTGGATCACACATGACAGCAGCAAAGGCTTTGAGGACTTCGCGCTTTGAGGTGGCGTCGAAGTCTTTGAGAGGAATGATGAAAGCTTCGGATGGGTCTGTGGAGATGCCGATGCAGGTTACTCCGTGGGGGAACCGGTATTCGGGTTTTGTCGCGCTAGGGTTAGGAACTCCTCCTTCGATGTCGATTGAGACTAAGGTTCCTGGTTGGATTGCTTGTAAAGCTTCGATACAGTCTTGCGGAAGCATAACGGCGCGTAGTCTGCGCTGAGGTGTTTTGAGCTCAGGAAAGTGTGCTTGAGCAACAGCTCTCTGAAAGTCAAAGCTGAAGAGCGGAGACCAATCCCAGTTGGTGAAGACTTTTTTGGGTGCATAAGTAGACAGTGCTTTGTAACCGAAGATGTCACGAAAGAGTGAACCGCGATACGCGTCGATTGAGTGGAATATACGTTGAGCTTGGAGGCATGTTTCGCCTAGGTATAGAACACAGTTTGGTTGGAAAACACGAAGGTCTTCACGGAGTTTTTCAAGGGAATCTTTGACTTCGAAGGAGGAGAAGTCAAAGTCGAACTTGGAGCCGGTAGGGTTAAACTGTGATATGTAACCTTGAAAGACTCCAGCTGTCATCGCGTTGTTGGACTGAAGAGAGTTTGATACTAGATTGTATGAGGCTCCTTGGAGTTCAGAAGGATGTGACGCGATGATGGCGAGGCGATACGGTAGGTCACCTACTGAAGGGAAGGTGTTGGGGATACGGGTGGACATGCAAGAAGTGGTAAGTAATGCTTAATGAGTTCTGGGTTGTCTTGAAAGACACAAGCAAGAGCTGTGCCAAGGATGCTTACAGTTCTCTCTTCCTTGTCTTCGTCTTTGATTACGAATACATGGAAAATGGCATGAAGGATTTCATGTAAAAGAACCTCAAGCGCCTGTCCACGGTTGAGATCAGCAGCTAGCTCAATGACACAGTAGTCTGGTATACAACGCCCAGAGACTTTCAAAGCGTCAGATAGTTCTGGAGAGATGGTCTTAACCTCATAAACATGGCAACCGATTTTTACTTCGTTAGGTAATGAGAAGTCTTTTTCGCGTAGGATGTTCATGGTTGTTTTAATGTAATTTCCGGAAGTGTAAACTCAACAGCTTGATTCAGTACATTCTTATACAACCGCTGCATTCGCGAAACTAACGCAGGGAATCGTTCAGTGTCGAGTTCGATTCCAATTGGCTGCAGGCCGTGGAGAACTGCGGCGGATAGGATTGAACCTTCACCGGCGAATGGGTCGAGACAGATTGCGCCAGGTTGCAGGCCGAGCGGTTTGAATATCATTTGGGAGAGGAAGTCCAAAGGCTTGGCGAAAGGGTTGGACTGTTGTTTCTTGTCTGGCATCCCGTCGACTTCAAGGTGGCACTTTGTCATACGAGTGTTAAGAACAGGGGAACCTTTTTTCATGACCATGACAGGTTCGAAGGACTTTGTCCAGTTGCACTGCGGCGCGTTGTTTTTGCATGAGTGAGGTTTGAGCCAAAGCAATGGCCAGTCTTGGACGTTGAAGCCTGCGGACGTGCCCCAGTCGCGGAGTTTTTCGTGGTGCTGGAGTGCGTAGAAGAAAAGCAGGTAGGAGTTTGGGCGGAGGATGTGATAGGCCGCGTTGATAAACTTTGGCATGAGCTCCACATTGTCAGCGACTTCGTGAGTCGAACGCATCATGTCGATGTTAGTGATGTCTTCCATATTGTTAAGATCCACGCCGTATGGTATGTCGGTGACAATGACGTCGACAGAATCACGTGGTGAGTCTAACATCCAAGAAACACAATCTGTGTTGAATAGCATCTTGGATAAGTCAACATGCTTTGATGGTTGTCGGATTGGATCTCTGTGTGTTGAAGTGACTGCTGGCGTTAGGATTACAGGAGCTGAGGATTTACCTAAAGAAAAAGTAATCGGTTTGATGGTCTCTTCGGTTTTGGCAGGCGTCTTGCCGGTCGCCATACGGTGAAGGATTGCTGCTTTTTTCTTGCGTTCAACAAGCACAAGCATAGCTTCTTTCAGAGAAGCTGCACCGCAGATTTCTGGATCGTTGGTTTTTAGCGCATGGTAAACTTGAATTGCGTTGTTAACATGCGCGACGTTGACACCAAGCAAAGAACCTGTCGCAAGCTGTCCCCACTCTTCGGACTTTTCATGAGCTTCTTCTTCCTTCATCTCATGGACCCTGGCGATGGCTTTGGCTTTTTCTTGCCAGGTTAAGTCAGAGCGCTGGAAGTTAGCCTCGACTTCAAGGATGATACTCTTCTTGTCGGTTACTCGCATACGCGTGACGTATGGAACTTCGGATTCACCAAGAAGTTCGTAGGCTTTACAGCGGCAACCACCGTCGATGAGTTTGTTTTTGTCATCAAGGACGATAGGTTGAATTGGTCCATGCTGTTTAATCGACTTTGCGATAGACTCAATTTTGGCTTTGACCAAAGGTGTGTCTTCACGCAAGCGTTCACCGATGATGATATCGGACAGTGGAATGTATTTAACCCCTACGAGTTTTTTGATTTTAGACATGGTTCTTGAAAGATTCTTTTTGTTGCTTGGTGAGTTTGTTCCAGGTGCGTTTGACGTCACGGTAGAAAGCTTTGTCTGGTGACTTAGTGAGTGCTAGAGCTTTTAACATTTTGGCTACTTGTTTGCGCATGGGAGATGTCCCGTTTTACACCACGGGACCACGGTGTGGGTTGTGTATCACTGAACCTGATGTTTGACTTTGTGACGTTTGATCACGTTACCATCAGCCAGCTGAACCCAGCAGGTGTGATGGTTATCTTTCACCAGGGTTACTTTGGTGACTTCGTTGCAGACTAATGCGGTCATATGTTTTGTGGGTTTGGTTGACTAACCAAGGCGGACGTTTAGTTCACGCTTGGTGGCTTCGCGTTGGTTGTGGAGGGCGAGGTTGGCGGCGAGGAGCTTGCGGTGTTTGTCGCGCGCGGTTTCGATTTGAGATTCGAGACGACGGATGAGAGAGGCAGCTGTGGATGTCTCTTTGTTGTTGCGAATGAGCTTGTTGTCAAGGTCTTCGAGTCGGGTTGCGAGGTCGGTGTATTTCATGGGAGCTGGGATTTGAGGTCGTTGATTTCACGTTCTAGGTCAGAGATTTCTGAGCGTTGTTCTTTGACTGTGGATTCCGCGATGTCGAGATCTCGGATGATGATGCAGCATGGGCAGTAGCGTTCGGAGTAGCAAACTTCGTCGTGTCCGTCGGAGCAGAGGTTCATAAGAAAAAAAAGGCAGACTTTTAACGCGGTCTGCCAGCGCGGGGTTTGTGTTAGCCTACGAGGGCGCGGACAGAAGCGATCTCGGACTTAGGTCCGTATTGGTCGTTTTCGTCGGGCTTGGAGGTTTTAACTTTGGCGAGGACCTGCTTGCCAGACATCGCTGCGATGAAGACTTCGTCGAACTCTGGGAGCTGAGCTTTGCCTTCGGTGGTGTTTTCGAGACCACAGACGGCGAGGGCCAGGAGTGTCAGGTTTTTCAGCATGTTTTCGTTTTTGTCAGCGTCACGGTATTCCGATGGAATTGGGTAATAGGTCGTGAGTTTGTAACCAGCTTTAAGGTCGTGGCCTTTTTGGTCTTGGGAGTCTGCGGTTGTGGCGTAGACGACCTTGAGGTTAAGGAGACGATCGTCCTTGGCTGATGGGACAAGGGTGGCTTCGTTGATGACGACGGTGTGATCACCGTTGACAAGGAGTGGGTAGGATGTGTCGACTTCGTTGAGTTTGAGGGATAGGAGGGACATAGTGTTATTTTGTTTTTGTTTGCTTTGTGTTTTGTGTTTTCGGCAGGACATAGGGTCCGGCGAAAGGGGTTAGAGGATGGTGGGTAGGTCCTCGAAAGTGGTGGGTTGTAAAGTGGGCGATGCCCAAGGTTTTACGGATGAGACGGTGTAGTCGTCGGAGAGAAGAAAGGAAATCTGGTCAGCTTCGGCGTTGATGTCAGCGTCGTCAGGGAGTTCGAGGGCGACGAGAAAGGTGCGGGTCATGAGAGTTTGGCGAGGATAGTTGTTGCATCAGCGTCCATAGTGGCGGCGAATCCAGCGGCAGACTTTAAGCCGAGGGGTTGAGACCTTGCGTCTGGGACAGTGCGGATTTTCCGAGTAGCCTTTTCGTTTGGTGGCATACCGGAGGTATGGATGTAAAACTCCCAGGCTTCCTCGAACCAACCGGAAAGATAGTTGGCGGTTTGTCCAGGACAGTTGATGAACTTGTAAAGAGATTTGGTAAGTTCGTCGGCTTCGACTTTGATATGGGCGGTGATGATGAAGCGCTTGCCGGAGGCTTTGAGTTCGAAGATCAGACGGCGAAGGAGGTTGCCGAACGCGGCCCAGTCTTCGAACTCGAATTTCTTGTCAATGGTTTTGAAGTCTTTGGCGAGGGACTTGTTTTGGATTTTGAGGATGTGGTAAAACATCATTTCGATGAGCGAAGAGAGCGAGTCTATGACGATGGTTTCGACGTCTGGGTGTTTGACAGCTTCGTCGATCAGGTCGATGACACGGTTGAACTGAAGTTCACGGGCAAGGGGTTTGCCGGTGGAGTCAGTGAATGGGGTGTCGTAAAGAAAGTTGGGCTTGGAGGTAAGGGAAAGGTGTCGCACTGGCCCGCCGAGGTTATCATCACAGTCGATGAGATAAACTTTGGGGAGTTGGAGTGCGAACGTGGTCTTACCGGAACCTGGGGAACCGATGAAGAGAAGTGACGTGGGGAGGGTGGGTGTGTAGGTGGAGGAGGATTTCATAGGTTAAGCAGATACTGGTTTCCAGGTGTTAATGTCATAAGCGTCGGAAAGAAGATAGTGAAGGCGAGAAGAAGGCGGCAGGGAACACACGTCAAAGTAAGGACACTTACCGTATTTGCCAATGCACCAGGTGGTTTTGCGGGGCCAGTTGTTTGACGAGAGGTTGTGCATAAACTCTTCTATTAGTGCAAGGACGTCACTGTTCCATTCGTCAAAGTGCCACTGTTCGTAGCGGTGGAAGGAGCGATGAGGTTCCCACCCTGTGCCAGATTTGGTTGGTTTGCGGCAAGCTTCAACGTTGAGGAGGAAGCCTTTGACGTTTAGTTCTGGGAATGCATGGCGCATTGCGTTGACGTAGCCAATGGGCTGCATTGCAATGTTGAAGCCGTTGAAGAAGTCCTCGGATAGGATGGATGTGGTCTTGTGGTCTACGAGCCAGACGTCGTTGTTGGACTCAGCAAGAAGGTCGCAGATGCCAGTCCATTTAATCTTGACATCGAGTGGGCCGACGGCGTTACGCTCGAACTCAGCATCGTCGGTGATCGTGCCGTAGTCGTAGGCTGCGAAAACAGATGAGTCAAGGGTGGTATGCCCGAGGTCCAAAGAGAACGAGAACTCTACTAGAGGTTTGTCGTCTTTACAAACCGGATGGAGATTCTCTGACTTATACTGCGCAACGTATTTTAGAAAGCACTCGTAACAATAGTCCGGCGTGCGGTATTCGTTCACCATGTTGAGGTGAGGAAACTTTTCAAACTCGTGGTAGATACCTTGTCGGCACAAGGACATCAGCTCGCTTGGTTCGGTAGTTAAACGAAGTTTGTAATAGATTTCGAGGGCTGCGTGCATGGCAGCTCCGAAGGCTAGGGCTGCACGAGGTTTGGAGGTGCGGGAATGGACTAGTTTGTAGAGGGCGGAGCGGTTGCAGGAAAGGAAGCATTCGAGGGACGACCAGTCAAAGTGTAGGGATAGGGTGGTTGGGGAGGTCCAGGTGAAGAGCTTACGCGCTTGGAGCGATGGGGCGGATTGGGTTATGTGCAGCGTTGGGTTGAGATTGAGTGGTAGGAAGGACATAGTGGATGCGGGTGAGGAGCGCTGGTGGGGTGTATGTGCGGACGGGGATGAACTTGGATTGTTGGACTGATTCGGTTGGGAGGTTGATCTCTCGTGGGGTGAACCAGAAAAGATTGACGTGTCCTGTGACTTTTCCGCGTGAGTTTACGTAGATGTCACAGGTGCCGAACCAGGTTTCACAGAAGGTGCGCAAAAGTGTCAGTGGTCGTTTCATGTTTGGAACCTTTGGCGAGGGATTTGGATTCTTTCTTTGCGATGGAGCGCCGAGCGGCTGGGGCGTGCTGGACTTGGGTGAGCTGGGCGATGTATGCGTCGATCTCGTTGTCGTTGAATGTGGTGAAATCAGCGGTTAGGAGCTGGTGAATTGGCACGTCGCTGAACAAGTCGGCGGAGTTGGTTTTTGATTTGAGTAAATCCATCTGGGGTGGTAGGGGGTGTGAGGTTGAGGGCGAGGAAGTCGTTGAAGAAGGAGAAGAAAAGGTTGGACAGGATTGCGTCCTGGAGACCTTGGTCTGGATAGAATTGTTTGAGTCGTCGCCAGGAATCCTCGGAGACGTCACAGGAAATGCGTTTTAGTGGGACTGAGGAAGAGGCTTGTTTGTATGGATTGTGTAAGGGCATTAGATTAGAATGTAGTTGGGGGTTTGAACACCTGCGATCGTGTCTGGGATGAGTTCGATGTTAGGGTAGGTAGCGTAGAGGGTGTCGAGCAGGGTGGTGTCGAAGTTGGTGAGGAGAATGGAGTTGGAGATTTGATCATGGTTTTTAAGGAGGCAGATTGCGTGGACGAAAGAAGGGTTTGTGCCGTCGATGGATAAGCCGGAGTCGGTGGTGACAGGTGGGGCGAGTGGTGGTGAGATTGGATCGGTGTAGCCGAAGCGCGTTGGATGTTTGCGTGGTCCGATCTCTACATGGCCATCGAGGGTGTCGCGGATTGCCCAGTTGGCAAGGATGGATTGGATGGTGGAAGCAGGTATGTCGGACTCATGCCAGCGTGGGGACATGAGGTAGGACTTCATGACGGTGCGGAGCTGGGTGCGGATGTATGAAGGTGACATGCCGGAGCTCTGGACATCCCAGGAGATGGTTTCGCCTGCGTGGTATGCTACGGTAGCTTGGGTGAGGATGTTGCGGAAGCGCTGGAATGTTTCGTAGTTGGACATGTGAGGAGGGAAGAGTTGCCAGCTTCCGTGGTTTAGCTCGGCTGGCGGCGAGGCGGGCATGAAATAGTGTTTACCGTTGTTTAAACACAAGCCACTCACGGCTTGACTAAGCTGGCAACATGGGCCAAAGGTGGAGGGCTTGCTGGAATCGAACCAGTCACAGCAGTGTGAAGTATTACTTCAATACTGTGCCTAACCATAGGAACCCGTGGTTGCCCGTCGTTACAGTGACGGAGCCGAGGCTGCAAGGCGTTTCGCTCTGAGCTTGATCAGGGTGTAGTATATAGGACTACCTCCTTAGCCATGTTTTGTTTTATCGAGACTCACTATTGGCTTCATGCTCGGAGGGTTAGCTTAAACCCACAAATAGTTAGGCAATAGACTCTACCTAACAGCATTGGATGTAGTAACATCGGAAGTCCCTGT